CCTGTCTCCGTTGAGGAGGTAAACGATTGGCTAGTAGATGCAATCTATGACGCAGAAGGTCATGACCGTAACGTCATTGGCACTATTGGGATTATGCTCGAAGACTTCAGCGGTTTTATCCACCACAATCCTAGACTCAAGAAAAAGTTTGCTGAGTACCTTGAGATAGCAGAAAGACAAGACGAGGAAATACATTGAAATCTACAGATTACCAAGTTGCAGGTAGCCACTACCAGAAGTTAAAGATTCAACCCATTGATTACATCTTGGCGAATAATCTAGGGTTCTGCGAGGGGGCGATTATTAAGTATATCTCTCGGTGGAGGGACAAGGGGGGAGTGGATGACCTTCGGAAGATCAAGCAGTTCTGCGAGTTCTTGATTGAAGAGGAGTTAAAAAATACACCCCTCCCCACTATGGGGGAGAGGCGACTACCAAGGGGTTAGTTACTGTGATTAATTTGGCATTTGAGACTGAAGCTCTGCTTGTTGCATAGCGTCCTCTTTGTCTTTAACTCTAGATAAAGCCAATGATAAAGCTAAAGCATCAGAAACCACAGGAAGTTTCTTTATGTTGCTTCCTTCAAGACCTCTCAATATAGAAAACTCATCTACGCTTTTTGTTAAAAGCAGAGACGCAAGCTCTTGAGGACTTCTATCGGCGGGCTTAGTGCTTTGCAAATAAATTTTTGCTATTTTTTCAGCATCATTTCCTGCGTTAACGTATGCCCTCATAGCGTTTGCATTACGCTTCATTATTGAGTTAGCGATTGCGTTAGCAGTTCTTCCGACAGCTATTGATCCAAGAGCGATTGTTCCTGCTGCGCCTATAGTTCCTCCTGCAAGGGTTGATCCTGCCATTCCATAAAGCATTGCTTTCGCATAGTCGTCTGACTTTACACCAAGAGAAGCCAATAAAGAAAAAGCGTTTTCTAATCTTCCTCCAGAAGCAACCTGCTCTATTAGTTTTCTTTGCTCCTTGGTAAAAGTATTATATTTATCTTTATTTATTAATGGTTTTAACTGACGCCTAAGATTTTTAACATAATCACTTTTATTAACACTTGTATCAATTCTTGCTTGCTCAAACGCATCATCTAAAACTTCTGCCGCTTTGTATTTTCGCCAAAGTTGCCTTGCTGATGCTATAGTTGATTGAACATCTCGACCATCTAAAGCTCCGGGATTTCCCGGCTTTATTGTAAAAATCATATCGTCAATAAAGTCAACGTACTCCTTGCTTAGAACTCCTTCCTTGCCTTGAGGATTTCTACCTAAAGCCCTAATATCTGACCGTATTGTGTCCAACAAACTAAAAGACAGAGTGTTTTCTTTTGCCGCCTTAATTAACCTGTTAAGGTATGTGTTTAACCCGCTTTCTGTGCTTATGTTGTCAGCGGTCATTTTACTTTCTAAATTAGAGATAAGTCTCGCCGTGTCTCCTTGAGAAGCGACAATTCCTGCTTCATCTAGCTTTTGATATAAAGCAGTAGAAGCGCCTTTTATTTGATTAAGATTTGGAATTGATTGAGCTAAATATCTTTTAGCTGCTCCTTGAATTACATTGACTCCTGCAGCCCATCCTGCGGGCGATGCGATTTGTCCTATTAATCGGCTTGTGCCTCCGCTTGTTTCAAGCCATTCTTTTTCAATGTTTGCAGCAATTTCTCCCCCTACTCCGGCAGAAAAGCCCATTGCAACATCGTCAGCAAAAGTAGTTCTTCCTAATGTTTCCAAAATATTATCTAAAGCAGTAGGGGAAACTTTTCCTAGCTTATTGATGCTTTGTGATAAACCTCTAAAGACAGCGCCTCCTACTGCTGTATCAAATGTTAGTTGTCCTGATGCAGCAGCAATATCTGTGCCTAACCCTTCTCCCGCAAACGCTCCTTTGCTTCCAATCATCTGCCTCATGCTTTCTGTAGAAAAAGGATCGGCAGGATGACTAATTGTTAAAGCTCTTAACGGAGATATAGCTACATCAAGTATATTAACAGCTCCTCGATTAACAGAAGCAATAAACTCCATTCCAAGAGCTACAGGTTTTGGTAAACTTTGCTGAGTCGTTTGATTAATCTCGGGTTCAACAGGTTCAACAGGTTCAACAGGCTTTACGCCTTCTTGCATTGATCTTGCCTTTGCGATTAATCGTGACGCAGCATCAAAATCGCCCGCAGCATCAGCTTTGCGAGCAGCTTGCATTACCTCTTGATAAGTATATTCAGACATTTTAGACCTCGTTATCTATATTTAGCCATTAACTCATCATCAGATAATTCTTTTGAATCAGTTGGTTTTGATGAAGGCAAGCCAATCCAACTATCTACATCCCAATCATTTTTTAATCTAGATTGAGATTCTGTTAAAAATGATTCAATTCTATCAAGCTGTGATACAAACTCGTCTTTTTTAAGACCAAATTTTAACGGAGCAATTAAACTTTGCAATATTTCCATTTCTCGCTCGGTTAATTGCCCAAAGCCAGAAGCGCCGTTTGCAGAAGCGGCTCTTGCAGAATTTAAAGCATTAAAACCAAGATTAGATAACAATGTATTAATTTCAGCGTCTATTTGATAAGCGTCTGTACCCGGAATATTTTTTGTAACTCTTCCAAGCACAGTATTTACGTCTTTTTCTTCTATAGCATTTTTAATATCTCTAATGCTAACAAAAGTATTCCGTAGCTCTTGCTGTGTTTTGTTTGCTTGCTCATTTGCTTTTGTAATTTCTCTTGTTACAGTTTGCAAGGCTTCTTGCGATGTCGGGCGAGCAATATAAACAACTTTATCTCCGTCTTTAGCTTGTTGCCAAGACCAACCATTATCAGCTACTGGCAATGGCATCGTAGCAGGGTTGATAGATACAGCCTCTCTTTCTTCTGGAGTTTTTGCATTTCTTATTGCGTTTTCAAATCGTATAATTGAAGCAGGATCGTAGTCTTTAGGGCTTAAATCTAAGCCTTCATCTTTTTGTTCGGATGGTGGAACAATAAATTTTTTATCATCAGAATCCCAAATATTATTTCCAACAACTTTAAACCTGTCTTCCGAGTTTGGGTATAATCTTTCAATTAATCCATTTAAGTCCCCATCAAAAGCTCCTGAATTTGTTGCGTCAAGATATGCCGACTTTTCAGTTTCGCTTAGGTCAGAATCTTGAACGAATTTTGACATCGCTCCGCGCTGCCCAATTCTTTCAGTAGTTATTCTTTGGGTTTCTGCTGCTTTTTGTCTTGCTACTGATTTTTCAGCTTCAAGTGCAGCGGCAGCTTGACGCAAAGATGCTGCTCGAACAGGATCAAATGATTGCATTTGAGTTGCAGCTTGTATTAAGCCTTGAGGCGAATTTAAATCAAGGTTTTTTAAAGATTCTTGAAGTTTTTCGCCTTGAGTTCTTGGGTCAATTCCAAGCATAGGCTGTACTGCACGGCGCAAGTCTTCATTACGCTGTACACCAAGCTGACCTGCGACCTGAGCAAGAGGAGCAAGCGCAGCAGCACGGCCTCGAAGGCCAGAAGAAAGCAACTGACCTTGAACCATACCCTGCTGTAGTAGTTTCTGCTGACGCTGTTCAGGAGTATCAATGATGTCCGCGAACAGACTGTTAATATCTATAGCCATTTTAATCTCCTAATAATCGCCCAAGAGCAGAAGAGGGGTTAAAGCTAAAGCCACTAGAGCCTATTTGAACCAACCCGCCATTATTACCACTTGATTGAGAAGTCTGCTCGCCCTTCAATAAATCAAACAGCCCTTGGAACTGCTGCTGACGTAGTGCGTTTGCTAGCGCAGAGTAACCAAGTTGTGCTTCTAACCCTGTCTCTCCAAGCTGTGCTGATAATCCTGCTCCTGTAGACTGTAAAGCAGAGCCGATACGCGAGGCTTCTAGTGAAGGCTGCAATGCTGCCAATAGTTGCTGCTGTGGCAGATAAGACGCACCTAAACTTTGTAAGCCTAAATCACCAAGCAGTCCTAGTCTAGCGCGTGTCTCACCTAATCCTTGAAGAGTTTGCTGAGACTGTAGTGCTTGTTCTGCACGAGCCTGCTCCATTGCGCTGATAGCAGTGTTAGCTTGCTGCTCTTGGATGGCTTTCTGTAGAGCGAGTTGCTCAGGAGTGCCACCATACATAGCGGTCTGAACACCAAGACGGCCTTGGTTAGCAAGTCGTTGCTCTAGTTCTAATCTAGCGCGTTCTTGTTCTGGTTGTTGTGCAGCGGTAAGTCTGCCAAAAATATCAGACTCCCTTGCGGCTCGTTGGCTAGGGTCTTGCGTCAACATACCAATGACAGCTTCTTGTTCTTGCCTTCGCGATTCTGGACTACCAAGAACATTAAAAGCACTTGTGGTAAAACCGCCAAGCTGTTGCTGCATTGCCATTTGTTCCGGCGATAAACCAAGGGTTAACCCGCCAGAAGAACCGATAGCGCCAGTTCCAGTAGGAGTGGTTATAGTAAAAGGTTTAAACTCCGTAGCTCGTTGCGCTTGACCTATTAATCCACCCGCAGGAGGGACATAGTTTTGACCAAACACAGTAGCAAAATCTTGCTGACCTGCCTTTTCTATATCCGAAATTGCTTTTTGTTGCGCTGCTGCACTGCCAATAGCAGATAACAAACCGCCTGTTGTGCCGCCTATTAAGTTATCATACCAAGCCATTAGTAAGTACCTCCATCAATCGTACCGACTGTGAAAGTACCACCAACGGTTAGATCGCCAGTAGTCACAGTACCAGTAAAAGTAGGCGATGCTGCGTCACTCTTCGTGGCTACAGCTACCGCGATTGCATCAAATTCAGCTCCGACTTCAGAGCCTTTCACAACCTTTGCAGGGTTGCCGCTAACCAAAGCGTCCTTGGCTGCGAAGTTAGTAATCTTCGTATAGTTTGACATTACACTATCCTTCCCATCAGAGCTTGAATGTTTATTTCTTGAAGGGCAATCGAGTTGCCGTCTACGGTTGTTTCAACACCTACTGCCACGACAGTACCCTGCCCTGAAGCGTTGATCTTCTTGCGTTTAATCAAAGCAATAGACGATGAATACTCAGCGTCCGTGTTAAATTCTGAGATGTTGTACTGAGCCACGTTAGATTGCGGTAACACATAGGCTTGCTTCTTGTAATTCCCTGAGTAGTCGTACGCCCAGTTAAGTACAACGGTAGCCTCTGCGCCGTCAAACGTAGTTAAGTTAATCTTTTTCAGGAACTTGAGGCTTGACGTACTGCCAAAACTCAAGGGGTGACTAAAGTAACTTAGCTGATAACTTGTGTTGTTGTCTGTGTAACCGGAATACTGAGCAACGCCACTTGGTGTTCCGATGTATAAAAGCTCAGTAGAGGTAGTAGCAAAACACTTGGGGTTCATGTGACTCCAAGTAGTAGCCCGATAGCTGCTGTCCTGTAGTGGGAAGCGCGTATCAAACGCGTACACCACGCCAAGGTTTTCGAAGTTCAACAGTACAAAGGCTTCGCGAGGAGAGTAGTGCATCTTAATATGCCCTGTCTCTGCTGCGTACAAAGTCTTGATGTCATTGTTGACGTTCTTGGATATGTCACCAATAGGTGCAGACTTCTCTTGGATTGTCCTTGAAATACTACGCACACCAGAGTCGTCCAAGAAAATAATGTCTTTGCCTGTGGATACTACGGCGTCTCTTTGAACACAGCCTATGTTTGAGATTGTGTCACTCAAAGCCATTGTAGAAGGGTTATCTGCTCCTGCGTACACCAAGATAGAGTTCTTACCAAAGATTATTAAGAACCCGTTGTGTGCCGCCAAAGCAGTGATAATGTCGTATCCAGTAGGCCAGACCTTAGTAATATCTATCGACCCAGAAGAACCACCTGCCCATCCTGAGCCATTCAATAGATCAGACCAGTAAATAGTCGACTTGTCTGCTGTAAAGTCTGCCACCCATAACCTACCAAACGCAGCAATGCACTCGTTTCCTTGCGGAGGAGTGCCACTAGACGCAGGATGAGACGACATCTTGACCACAGCACCCGTGCTATCTGAGTAAACTAACGGCTCGTATCCCCTTTGAAACATATACATATGGTTATTAAAGGACACAAACTTCCAATTATTGTCCGTGATTGTATATGCCGCAGGTGTTACGTCAGTCAAAGTTGTTGTGCCTGACATGATAAGATTGTTACCTGCGGAGAAAAGAGTAATGTCTCCATCTTCAGCAACA